CTCGGTCAATATCGACAGCAATGTATTCCGAGAGAATCTGAGTCAACTCAACCTCAGCATCCAGATTCTGGTATGCTTGGAGGTCTTGCGCCATTTCAGGCGTCCATTTAGCCTTAAGTTTACGACTTTGTGCAGTAACCGCAACACTCTGAACTTTGATATCAATTTCAGGAATAATGTCACTCTGGAAGTCGCTCTCAAAGGCCGGATTAATAACAAGTCCGGTATTGTCAACAGTCAAACCAGTCGCAGTGACAAAAGAGCCAGTAATACCAACACTGGTGCTCAATGCAGACGACGCTGAATAGAACACACGAACAACGCCAGTGTTGGCATTGTAAGTATTGTGTCGGCGAAACACGCCCTTAACACCGGCCCACAAAGCATCCGACCCAGAGATCGAGAATTGCTTATAGTTGGTCGGATCAATTTGAGTGAGAGTATAGCCAGAAGAGGTCAACGCAACGTCGGCATAAAACAAGGTACCGTTCGCAACAGAAGACGACAATTCAAAGTCATACGCAACCTGATCCCAGGTTCCTGCAGCCGCAGCTTGCACTTGCATAGCACCCGTCAATTCACGGGCAGAATAGCTGCTGTTGAGGTAGTAATGACCACCAGTTCCCAGATTGCTTGTACCAGGGGCTACTTGATCACCATGGACAAGGCCACCTTTGACCCAGTCAAGAGCACCATCGCCAGCTTTGCTCGTACCATAGGCGTAATCCAAATAAAACAGAAGGCCGCTAGGCAGAGACATAGGCTGAACAGACACCAATTCATTGGCGATCAATCCACCGAACACGCGCCGAACAATCGGAAACGCAATGGACTGGAAGCCCTTAATGTTTGCTTCAGTAGAAGCTTCTTGCAGAAGCTGCGCAGTCTGGTTTTCCAGCAATTGCGCCATGTTGCTCTTTGCTTGATTATTGCGACGATCTTCGAGATTCGTCAACAGCTTGGTCTTTTCCCATTTCTCGACCAGCCGAGTACGCTCTTTGCGCATATTGCGAGCAACAATATCTGCGCTTAGGGCTTTAAAATTCAGTTCCATTGTGTTTGCATTTCCTCTTGGCTTTTTATTCCGTCAATCCTGCCAGTTCAGCCCATCGATTAGATTGAGCGGTTTCCTGGGTTTTTGCTTCAGTCAGTGTCGAACCAGGCTTAGTGAACCTACTTGCTTTCGGCCCCTTTACCTTGTTGCGTGATTCGTTCATGACTCCAGCGATTTTAAAGGATTCGCTAAGAGTGCGATACACAAGTTCTACTTGCTGCTTGGTTCGGGCCTTATCAATAGCCTCCACCACGTTCAACTTTTGCTTGTTTGACAGGTTATTCTGTAGCAACCGGGTCGTATAAACGAGCTTGGCGTTGAATACATTCATTTCGTTCAGATTCTTTTTGTAATATTTCAATGCTTCCTGGTGCAAAGCAAGCTGGCGGTACAATTGTTTGACCACCTTATCATGCGCTTCTTTGGTAACCATTTTAGCATTCTTCGATTTCTTCAGTACGCGAGCACCATCAGCCCACTGCACTTCGCCAGGCACCTTATGCACCAGGCCATATTCGCCGTCATTTGGATCTTGAGGATCAGAAAAACGGCCCATCGTACTGTCTTCTTTCAGACCCGACTTAAGAACATCAATAAAGGCTTTCTGCAGATCCTCCGAGGTCAATTCAACCGACTCGTCGCAATCCATGCCTTTCTTCATTTTCTTTTTCCATTTGCTGCCCTTTCGCGGACCCGCATCGTCATCTTCATCCGGGTTTGGATCGACAGCTTGATTATGCTTCAAATAACCTTCTTGATGCGGCTGATCTTCATCATCTTCCTCGGACGACTCAGATTCCTCATCATCGCTCTCGAAGCCTTCGCGCTCATGATCTTCATGGCCCTCAAGCTCATCCGATTCATCGGGCTCAAGTTCGAGTTCGACTTCCTCTTCGCCTTCCTCATGATCGGATTCGTCATCATAAGGACGCCCATCATCGTCAGACTGCATGTCGGGATGACTAGGAACTTCGCCTTTCTCGCCACCGCCCACCGGAGCGGCATCGCCAGGGACACCACCGGGAACGTCAACTGCCTCTTGGCCCAAATGGCTCTGGATAAACTTCTCAATGCGCGGCGACATTGACTCGATAAACATAGTCTTCGCGCTTTCTTCAGCCGCCTTCCTCAATGCTTGCACGTCTTCGACGGCCTCTTCCAGAATTGTCTTGCCCATGTTAAAAATCTAGTCTCCTGTCACTTCCAATTTAGATTGCTCTTATTACCCATAACTAGGTCATAAACAATCAAAAGAAAAAAATTGTTATTTACTTGCTGTGTTTTTGACGCAATCTTTGATGCTTGAGCGATTTTTCCTTGCGTCTTTGTCTTTTTGTCTTGAATCTTGTGCGATCACAAAATTCTCGGACGATTTCTTCTTTTTTACATTTCTTCGCAAATCGCTTGAGCGCTTTTTCTATGGGCTCATAAGGATACGGTACTATTTCAGCATTTATTGCCATTTCTATTTCTTTCTGTTAGCGTTTTTTCTTTGTTCTGAATCTTGATCTTTGGCGTATTTTGCGATTGACCAGGCATACGAATTACCAAAATTGTCAGCGCCTACTTTGCTTTTTTTGGCCTCTGCAACTCCCGGCATCAAAAGAGATTTCATTGCAAGATCGACTTCGTCATTGTCTTCATCATCAACCGGGTTAAGGTTAATAGTTTGGTTGGCAACGCGAGTCATTGTCTCTTGATCATCCATGTCATACGTGTTGTTCCAAATTATTGTTGGATCTTCAAGATCAATCTCGTCATTCGCATCAACTGCGTAATCTTCTTTGACCAATCTAATCCCTTCTCGGACCAGTTTGCGTAGCTCACTAAGTTTTATTTGCATAACTTTGTTATCCTTTTACGTGGTCATACGCGGCGTGCCGGCATATGGCGTATTCATTACTCCCTTTGTCGCATCGTCATAGGGCCATTCTTCTGGTTCTTCTTCTGTGTCTGGGAATACGTATGGCGGTATTGCTGATTGTGCAAAGGCAACTACAGGACGCAAAACTTCGCGATGTGGAAACATCTCGTCTTCTTGTTCCGGTTGGTTAGCATGACGCATCAACATACCAACCGTTTGCTCTGCGTCGCTTGGAACAAATCCAAGGTCATTAACCAGCGCAGAAATCATGTCAAGGTAGGATATCTTGCGAACAAGATCCAATACCGTCTGATTTTTCACTAAAGATTCCGGCAGCGTTGCCGGGCGCTGAATGAATACGTATTTCCTCATGACTTAATCAACAGGTAACGTTACCTTGATTGTCTTCGTTTTCTTCGGCTGCAGCAAGATAGGCTCTTTTGGTTCCGCAGGAGCCGCAGGCGTAGCGATCTCAAAAATATAAGAATCAGTGGTGGTGTTAACTTCGACAATACGGAAAGTGGTTCGGCTTTCTCTGACAGCTTTCCAGTAAACCTTGCTTTCCCCAAGGCTTGCTTTTACGACTACAGTCTTTTTGCTTGGATTCTTGGCGAAGTATTCCGCAATCTTGCGAAGCAACATGTTGTTTCTGACGACTTGTTTTGTGTTCATCTTATTTTGTGACCCCTTTTCCTGGTTATAATTAGAGATATTATATGTACTTCGTCCAGTCCTTATTCATTAATCCAATCTTTTCCATAGATGCTTCGCTTATGTCGCCAGGCGCATCGGTAGTCTTTTGTTCTCCGTGACGGATCGTGTCCTCAAATAATTCACGCATCGGATCCATTTCTTCAAGACCCAACTTTTTAATAAGGGATCGATTATCTTCGCGTATGGCTACTGGCCGCTTTTCTGCGGGTCTTGGTACCGGCGCTTGTTCTTGAATGGGCGATGGTTTTGTTTTGATCGATTCCTTGATCGTATGCTCAATAAATTTTTCGGCGAGAACTTCGTTGATGCATTCTCTGACCATTGCCTTGATTATATGTTTTAGCTCTTTTGTTTTCATTTTTTTATTCCTCTGACCATTCGCAGTAAATGTCCCACAAATTGCCCGTTGATGCGACACTGTTTAGGTTAACTGCCAGCCCTTGCGCAACACCTCTCAATACTAGAGCTTGTGCGGCGCGAGGGACTACAGGGACTACAAATCCACTAACTAATAATACGTCAGTAGGAGGCGGTACATATAGTCCTGGGTAGTTGTATGACCCTGATTCCATCTACAACCGACCTTATTTTTGTTTTTGTTTAGGCTTAGGCGGAAGGCTGCCGGAATTAGAACCAGAAACAGGAGGCTGTAAATTGTATAAGTCGGGATAGTAGTATCCACCAGAAAGAGGCATGGTCTTATTTCCTTGATAGGATTTCGTTGACGAGTCGGTTGACACGATCTCGTTTATTTAAATGACTCACAACATCTCGAATGTCTACGCTTTTTCCTTCAGACAACCAAGCGCCATGCGTACTTGGCTCGGAAACCACGTCAAAACATATCAATAAAAAATCTTCAGTAACAACGTCATTCCCGTCATCGTCTTGCTGGACTTCTCCTACGCCACGCGAAGATATGCCAAGCTTCACGCCAGATTCCATGAGGCTTTTTAGGATGTTGCCATTTGGCGTGTTTAAAAGCTCAACCTTACCCACAACGTCGTTGTTTTGCCAGCCAATTTCTCGCACAATATGGGAAACATTTTTAAGCTCAACGACCGACTTGTCCGGGTGATCGCATTCGCCTAATGCTCTGCCCTCGGCGACAGCTTTTTGATAGTTCATAATTTCTCGCTCAAGAATCGGGCGAGGATAGATGCGATTGTTTTGATTTTTGGCATCAGCACGCTGAAGAACACCACTAAGGATGACAGGAAGATTCCTCTCCGTGGCTTCCTTTACGACGCTTTTGTCATAATTGAGCGTGATGAATTCTCTTAGTACCTTAGCCATTACTTATTTTTGTCCGATTTGATAAAAAATTCTTTTATCTTTAGCGCCTTGAGCCAGTCTACTTGGTTTTCAATATCTGCTTTCCACCAAGGCTTTTGTTTGATGATCAGCTTTTCGGGGCCAACCTCGTCTTTGAACTCCTCGGCAACTATTTGCTTGAGTTCTTGCATCGTTATTTTACGCATTAATTTCTCCCTGCCAAACCAGCCAATGTTTTGGCCCTTGGCTTTTTCTTCGTGCCTTTTGCCACCAACCCTTTAGGCTTGATTGGTTTGATCGATTTGATAGGGCGAACAGCTTTAAGCCCTTGTGCATTCTTAAGCTTAGGTGCGTGCGGCTCTTGCTTTGATTGCTGAGGTTTCTTCTTTTTCTTTTTGTCTGGGCCGGATATTTTACTTTGCTGCCGCAAGAGACGCTGCCTGGCCCATGCTTTTTTTCGATCATCAAAGGATGCAATCTCTGATCCTGTTTCATCATCGTAAAGAGCCCATCTCCCGCCCTTCTGGCGAACAACTTCGTTTAGGCCAAGTAACTCTCGAACAATCGATTCCTGAAATTTGTCAGCGTCCTCCCCGAAGCCTCTCGACGCAAGCGGCTTATTGGGTTTCATCTTTTTTCGATGCCTTTGAACAGGACTGTCCTTGCCTGCTGTGCGAAAAGACGCACTAGTGTTTCCAAATTTGCCTAGCAATGCAAGATCTGTGACCCCTGTTCCTGCCGGACTGGCAAGGTTTTTCGTGCCACTGCCTTCGTTTGTCGTTTTCACTGACTCACCTCATCGGCGAGTGCCATAAACCGAAGCACGCTGATTACGTTTTCTTTTGACGGATCATTTTTGTCGGTTTTGATCAAACGTGCTTTGCATTCTTTTATTTTCTGAGACAGATCTTTGTCTTTGCGGACCTCGACATTATTGATAAAAGACAAAGCCTCCTGTGCGCTATCAATAGCTTCCCCAAGCGCTTTGACTAAAACAGTTTTGTTTTCTGTAACCAACGAAACGGCATATTTTGCAAGCAGTGATTTTTGTGGAGCGCTGAGGGTTTCGTTGTATTTTTTGTTGAACTTCTGAAGAACCATACGATAGACAGCGCTATTGTACTGGGGATTAGCCTTGAGGGCTTCCTTGGTCCGATCCCTTTCTGTAACCATGAAAGTTACGATTCTTTCTTGCAGGCGAATTCTATCAAACGACTCAGTTAGCTTTTTATGACCAGAGGCGTCGTTTATAAGACTTTGCAGCGAAGCGTAGACGGAATAATTTGGGATCTTATGGTTGTAAAAAGACTCCTTTTGGAAGGATTTGTTTATGTCGTGAATAAGATTTCCTTTGACCTCATCGGCTTTGCTTGTGGGGATACGCGATGCACGCGATTCAACTTCTGCAAGAATCTTAGCTGCGTATTCCGCAGTCTGGACTTGATTTTTTAGAACCTGATTAAAAAGATGCAATTCTTCGCATAATGGACCACTCTTAAAATATTTTTTAATAAGAGACACCGCCTTGTTTGCTTCGTCAGCCTTCGACTCGACAAGGCAGCGAGTTACATGGCGAATTAGAAATTCGTACAGAAGTGCAGTGTTGCGTTTTTTGTTATGCCTCATTTTAGGATGGTCTTTACTCCGTATTTTTACTATAACTAGCTAAAGTCTTATGACAATCGCTTTTTGTCATAGATATTCTAATCATTAAGCGGCTTTTTTTCTGCGTTTCCGCCTATGTTTAGATTCTCCATGGATTTGATTACGTTATTGTATCTGTTGAGCAATCCAATACGCTTTTGAAATATTGCATCGGCTTTCTGTTTGAAGTTTTCCCCAAAGGGTGCAGTTGCTTGTCGTCTAAGTAATTGTAATTCTTTTTCTGGATCCATTCCGTTCTTTTTTAGATTGTAAGTTCTGTTAACAACGGAATCGGGTTCTTGAGTTGTTTTAGCTGCCCGCCCTAGCATGTCATTGGGCATAGCTCGCTGAACATTCGGGTCACGCCCACGACGCATAGGCTCATCATCAGGATCGGGTTCAATAGGAAGGCTGACCTGTTGATCCATTTGTTCCAATTCAATCTGAATAAGCTTGTCCTGGCGACGACCCTCTTCAATGTTCTCAATATCTTCTTCAGAAAGACGGAAGATATGACGATAAATAAATCTCTTATCAAGCACACCGTCTTGACCTGTAGCTAGACTCGCAACCTCAAAACGTGTGCGCCAAAGCTCAAGACGTTGAATCTCATTGATCGTCGAAGGGTTGGCCATCGAAAGCTCAAAGTTTAATAAATCCTCATCACGATAGCCCATCGAGTACAACTGGATCATCGCAGCTTTCTCCAGCTCTGCTAGGAAAATTCGTTGAATGTGTTGAATGGTTCTTGCGAACCTCACATCTTCTTGAGCTAATGTACTCTTTCCAGAGATGTCGGATTCATACCCCAAGTAAGACTTAGGGATCTTAAGGGCTGCGAATAATTTGTTCTGCATGTACTGAAGATCGTCAATATCTCCAGTGTTTTTTAAAAAAACTCCACTAATTACGCCAACTTGCGACGTTTTTGACACTGATTCAACTGCAAAATTATGCCTGTCGTCTTCTCCGTCTGGACCTATGACTGTCATGCAATAAACGTCATCTGACACATTTTTCAGTATTTCTACATGTGATATCTTATGATTGTGTGGCGCGAGTGCTGGCTGTAAATACTGACGACGAAACTGACGCCATGTTAGAATGCCATGATATTCAAAAAATCTTCGCAATTGCATTTTGGTTTTAACAAAACAATCTTTATGAGAATAGACGTGTTTGAATTCAAAAATATTGTTATTTACACAAAATGATTTAAGATCACCAAGTGTGTATTGTTGATATAATTGCGTCCATTTTCTTTTCAACCAATGGTTGTTGCCAGAATGTTCATCTCTGAATTTTTTATCATGCCAGCGATCACTATTGCGTTGACGTGTTGCTGCATTAATGTGTGGCACGTAATTTAATTGCCCGCACCGTTTTTTGTTTTCTTTGCTTTGAATCCATTTATTTAGCTTATGGCTCGGATCATTGGCTTTGCTCTTTATGAGTGCTTTATGTTGTTCAGACGTAGTGTATGTCTTGCATTTGGCTTTCGTTTTCTCCGAATGCAAAGTTCGCGAAAGCATAGAGATGTGAAAATTTCGATGCTCGAAAAATCCCATCCATCTCAAATTTACTGGAGAATTATTGTTCTTGTCAAAGTCAACATGATGAACAACGGCTGTTTTTTCACTCGATTTTGACAGTGCTATGTCTTTTCCGCCAATGTTTTCCGCAACTATCCTATGCACGAAATGGTATTTGTTATCAGACGGGTTTTGAACCATAGCATAGCCACTTATTCGTTCTTTCTTGCCTGACTCTTTTAAACGAAACGGCATGACGCTATCGCCAGGGTTTACTTCTGATGCTTTCTTGCTGGCTCCATCACGCATTACAATGGGGTGTTCGGGAGCCATATCGACATACGACCCATCATCCAGCCAAACGCGATGAATATTGTCACAGTGATAGTTTTTTCCGCACCATGCGACTCTTCCGGGAACTAGCTGATGCGTCTTGTCTTGGACAGAATAGACCCAGTTTTCTTTTCCCTCTCTATATTCTTGAGCCAACTGCTCTATTGGTATTTTACGACCGTCCAGGAGTGGGATTATTGAATCCCGGCGAATTGGGAATTGGCCGCCCGGAAGCGTGTCAATTTTCGTGCCAGTGTCCTGGCCACGCACAGGGATGAAATAATCCTCTTCCACAGAATTTCGTAACAATATCGCGGACTTAGACGATTCTCCATTTGCGGTAAATGACATGGCTGCGAAGTTATGCCTATCATCCTCTCCGTTGTTGCCTGTGACTGTCATGCAATAAACCTCAGCATCGGCATCAATTATTTCGACAGACGAGACTTTGTGGTTTTTTATGCGCCCTGTGCATTCTGTCTTAAAATCTCCGAATGTTTTGTATCCGTGCTCTGAGATAAACGCCTCGAAAACAGTACGCGACAATTTATTAAAATCTCTTGCCAGGCCAGGATTGGCGCTTGTCACGATAGATTTTATTTCTGGAGAAGAACGAAAAACTTTTATAAATTCATCTCTCGGTAATGTGCAATTGTTTTTATATAGATCTTTAGCAATAACCAAACAAGATTGTGGAATATTCCAGCGCATAGCCCTAGAACGGCTTGCCTTATCTGTGCCCCATGACTTACTTTGGGCTTCTTTTCGGATTTCGTTGTGCTGCTTATGGAGATCGCTGCCATTGTACTTGCGACCCATGCGCTGCGCTAATCGAAGTTTCTTGTTGCGCTCGATGGTTTGTTGTATGTGTTCTTGTGTTTTATTTATCCGTGTGAATCTTTCGGCACGCAAAGCGAGTTGTTCAGGGCTATTAAGATGTTTCTTGCAGTGCTCGATATGCAAACGCGAATGGTCATGACGCTCCATGATTTGCAGGTTAGCGGGCGAATTGTCTAGCTTGTTTCGTGACCCTTTCCAGAACTCTTTGTGGTGAACCACAAAATCAGGAGTTTCGCTGATCTCTTTGGGGTAAATGTCTTTAGCTACCCAGGAATGTGTCCTTGTGTTTTTTGTTGTTGCAGGGTTATAGCAAGATTCATAATTAAGAGAATTTATGTTTCTATATAAGGGCATCAATGAGTCCATCGGTTTTAATTCATCTGCACGCTTACTGGTTCCGTCCCGCATAACAAATGGATGCTCGGGGGCTGTAAGCATATGAGTCCCATCATCAAGAGTAACTTTTGCAAGTTTTTTGGCAACGTAATTCCTGCCGCACCACACGACTTTGCCGGGTACTAACTGAAGCGACTTGTCTTGAATCGAGTAGACCCAGTTTGTCTTCCCTTCATCATACTCGTTCGCAAGCTCTTTGATGCTGATTGTTCGTCCATCAAGCAAAGGGATCGGGGTTGACCAATGCACCGGCAAAGCGTTGTAGCGAAGATCTACTTGTCCAGACGTAGGGTCAACAACCTGGTTGCGCTTCAGCATGTCTTTGGCTTTATTCATTGCCGCCTCAACATTGTTCGGAGCAATATTTCCAACATCCAAATAAAACACTCGACGTTCCGGTGAGCGAACGATACGGTAAACCATTACCGCATCTTCCATAAGGATTAATTGACGCCAGGCCCTGCGTGCAGCCTCAAGGATCGACATGCCGTAAGGGAGATAGGAGTCATTGCCAAGTAGACGAAAATGAAGAACCTGCCACGGCTCAATGAGCTTGTTGTTGTGTGTGGTCCATCGGTAACGAAAACGAGTGGGGTTCTCAGGATCAAAACCCTCTTCTCTTTCTACTTCGTTAATGGGCATCGGAAAAACGTTGACGACGCCAAAGTCGGGATGGTGATCTATCAGAAGCATATAATCGCCATATTTGCAAAGCGATCTTATCCATGCCGCTGCGTTAAATTCAATATTTAGCGTATCGTAAAAAAGCTTGGTAAGGGCATCTTTTATCTCAGGATTATTGGATTGAATCTTGAGTATTTCTCCGTACTCGCCCTTGGCGCATACCTCGTGGCTGTAGATATCGAGCGCACTGGCAATTTCTGCCATTGTTTCCATCTCACAATTTGAAATAATCAACGATTTCAGGGAGTTACCAACCATTTGTCCGACCGCGAAATTGTGGTACTTGTCAATGGTCAAGTCATACACGTCCTCCTGCTGGCCGGTGCATACGACACTGACAACCTTATGGTTCGAGTACCTTGCGGTGAAGTCGGCAAAGTCTCGGTATCCCTCCCATTTTAAGCGCTTGGTGATGACCATTGCAGTCTCGCGCGTCGTGCGACACAAATCCCGCATAGACATACCGTGCACATAGGCGTTGCAGATGTTCTGAAACGTGAACGCCGAATGCGCATTTGGGTTGTCGAGGCGACTTACAGACTGCGTATAGTTCGCGTGCTTCAGGGCGAAATCTCGATAGGACTTATATCCAGCCCATTTGATCCGCGCCCTAGTTACCATTGATGACTTACCAGTCGCTTCGGTCAACTGCGGCAGAGTCATACCTGGTCGATACGCGGCGCAAATATCCTCGAAAGAAAAATTCTTGTCTGCGTTGGCGTTGTCAAAGCCTTTTTGATCTTCGCGGCCTGCGTTATAGGTGCCCGGCCTGGGATACCTACTGTTGTTGAGGCGGCGATGATAAGTGCGATGCTCCTGTTTACCAAGCAGAACGAGATTTTCTAAACGGTTGTCGCTAGGCCGAAAATTTTTGTGGTGGATTTCCTTGCCGTCATAAACAGTCTCGCCCCGTCCATGCACGGATTCCATTACCAGCCTGTGCTCGGTGACCCACTTTTTCCGGCCATGACAATAAACCCACCGATATGCGCATCGCTGCCCATAGTCGAAAGCTTTACGGTGGAAAGGCATTACGGCGTCATTGGGTTCAAGCTTCTGGGCCTGCTTGTACGTCCCGTCGCGCAGCATAACCTTGTGATCGCCTGTGCAGCGGAGGACCAAACCGTCGTCAAAGGTTATTTCCCAAATAATGTCGCGTTTCGTCTTCCATGCGTTCCTTACTGGTACAAACACCATGTCGCGACTTTCATTGTCATAGGCGTAGGTGTGTATCGTTTCGCCGGCCTGAAAGCGTTCAACAAGTTCGCGCATTGTCAGGTAACCCTGTTCCGTGTTCGTTATGACCAGCATGTCGCCGGTAATACAGTAATCGGCGTATCTTGACAAGCGCGAATAGTTGCCATAGTGCGCCATATGCGACGCAAAAGAATTGGTGGACGACCGCAAATATGCAATAGCAGTACCTGTAGGAGATCCGACAAACTCTCCAGGCCCGGCAGTCTTGTTTGCAATGCGATGTGGAACAGTCGGACCTTGACGAAAGATTCGGCTTAGATTGTTGTAGTACGCCTTAATGTTAAAATCTGCCATAATTTATCCGCTTGTGATTAGCATATCGTTTAGGTTGATGGATTGACCATTTTCGAGAATCATTGTGCTTGCTGCTTGAGCAGCTTTATTCGGCGGATCGCTTTGATTGAACCCCGCCATTGTCGATACAGGAGTTTGGCTTCTGGACATACCAAGAATTAAAGCCTCGGCGAGTTCGACGTTCCTATAGCTCGCCATGAACGATTCTTCACGAACCCATATCCCACCACACAGCGCCATAATTAGATCGTCATGTGCTGTTCGCGCAGCTTGAGGCTTACCATTCATCCAGATGAATTGAGTAAATTCATCAAGAAGCCTTTGTGATCTTAGAATTATATCCTTCTTGCGAATGTATTGCTCTGTCTTTGCCAGCATCGGCATACGAGTTGCTGATGTGACCCTGTACCCTGGCAATGCTTCATTTACCTGCATTGTATTGTATATGTCAACAAAATCACCAAAATGACGTGCTGACCAATAGAGGTACGGGTACTGAGCGTCTGTAATCCTTTGAATCGCTTGACCTGCCCACCCTGAATTGTTCTCTGGAGCAATGGTGGCATTGTTGTATTTTTTAGAAGTATGCATGAGGAGTTCGCCCAATACATCTGCAGGTATTTTGCCTTTGTATTCGGCGACTTGTTCCATGATAGTATCGACTCGCAGGACATGGAATGCGCTGTAGTCTAATGCAAATCCACTGGCAACGTCGCAGGAGATCAGATAGACACCATTGCGCTCGGGAAGTTTCCAGATCCAAAGATTATGATCATTAAACTCCCGAAGGATTGGATCCTCAACAGCCAACTGCATCATCTGAAGCTGCTCACCTGGTAGAAACGTGTCGCCAGATGCATTGAAATTGCAAAGATATTCCTGTGCTATATCTCTTGCGGATTTGCCTGCAGTTTCAGATGCAAACCAGTCGTCATTATGCTCGGGATGGACCCACCACATAAAACGATCATCGTAAGTCTCTTCTGGATTGCTTGGATTCGAGTAGCTGCCAAAGCGACAATTGAAACTTGTCTCGTAGGACTGCGCTTGCTTGTATGTTCTGTAGAAGAAATTACTCGTACCGTTTGGTGTACTGGACAAGATTGCTCTACCACCTGTACTCAGTGTCGGCCATATACCAGTCCATACTTCGTCCATCTTTTCAATATGTGCCACCTCGTCAACAAATAGCAGCGAAACAGCTTCAGAACGACCAGCGTCTGTAGATGTGGTTATGGCCTTGACGCGACTACCGTTACTCAGTTCGATGGATTGCTTGTTGTCTGTGGTAATGCGACACATCATCATTTCTTGAGGGATGTATCGCAAAATATTGCGAATAATTCTGATTGTATTTTTTGCTGTATCGCCCTTTGTTGATAGGATCAATACGTTTTTGTCCTGCTGAAATACAATGAACCAGGCAATGAAGGCGGCAACAATTGTGGTGAACCCCAACTGACGAGCTTTTAGGATAATGTTAAGGCGATGTTTTAGGAATGCATTTATTGCATCCGATTGATAGTCGTAAACTTTAAATGGGACAAGTCCTCGTACAGGGTGCTGGATTTTGGCGTAATTATTGATAAAATACGCTGGATCTTTACCGCACCTATATAGCTCCTGTATGAGTTCTTTTTTTGTCCTTCTCATTAGACCTGACTGTCAGCGGCCAAATTCTTGGTTTTTACACTGTAGATGCGACTGGTGGTTAGCATGTATCTTCCTACAGCCGTGCCGTAACTGCCTCCCAATGCCCAGCTTCGATCCGCAGTTAGCTTGCTGTACAATTGGGTATCCTGCTGTTCTTCTTGAAGTTTAAAAGTAATTGGAGTGTTGGCGACGGTCTTGTATTTTTTGGCAAGCTCTTTCACTAAATTGTCAAGAAACTCCTTTGCTTCTGGAAGCTCTTTTTTGCTCATGACATGCGGAGCGGCCACAACGTATTTTGCATGATTTATTTTGACCATGTTTGGCCCAAGGAAAGTAATCGTTAGGCCGTCAAGTTGTTCGATCGGGCGATTCCACCCATGCCTTCCGTTAATCTCCGTTTTTAGATGAGAAAAGACGGTAGCGAGTGTGTCGTAATGATTCTTGCCCCAGACGTAGTTGTTCGCCGGGCCTAAAGAATTGTTATTTTCCATGTATAATGCATTTCTCCATACTGATATATACTTTCCGCAGTGCTAAGCATAGGTTTATTTTCAATACCCTCTATCA